CAATAGAAGAAAGAGAAGAAAATATAAAAGATGAGCATTTTATAGAGTTGATACAATATACCAAACAAATGTATAACGGATTTAAAGAAATAATAGAATAACAAAAGGAGAAAAAAATGAAATATAATGACGAAATAGTTGGAGAACAATACGAAATAAGAGAACTTGTTATAATTAATTTTATTGAATGGTATGCTTCAGAAGAAGAAGATAGAGAGCCATTAAGACAATCAATGCAACTATATCTTCAACAAGAACTATGGGTTGACTTTGAAGGAATGAAATTAAAAGACACAAGAAAAAAAGGAGAATGAGATGAGTAAAATAAAAGTAAATACAAATTTATCATTTACAATTGAGTATGAAGATAATATATCTAAAGAAGGTATAATGACGGCAATTTATGATGCATTAAAAAAACCTGAAGAGAGTTGGAGCATGAAAGATGATTTAGGGTGGAGTGCGGTGCAACAAGTGAAAGATAGATTAAAAGATAAAGGAATAGATATAGATGTTTTATCTCATGGAATACATTTAAAAGAGGCTACGTCTAACTTTCAATTCAACAAAAGGAGAAGGAAATGATTGATATAATAAAAGAAAGAGAAGAAATATATAAAATGATGCATGATAAATGGTATGAATTAGGAGATGAAGAGATGAGCAGATATTACGAAATAAAATTAAGCACAATACAAGGCTTATTGGTGGAAATAAATGAAAAGGAGATGAAATGAAAGAATATTATTGTGATGTTAGAGTAAGTTGGGGAACAAGTTTTGAGGCAGAGAATAAAGAGGACTTTATAATCAAGTTAAAAGAGCAGTTTAAAGATGATTATAATATTGATTTAACAGATGATGAAATACACAATGTTCAAGGGGGTAAATAATGAGAATAGAGGATTACTACACAAAAGATGAGATTGATTATATTTGTATGTATTATGGACAAATACCTGAGAATTTAACATATAACATGAAAGTAGGATTAGTGGAAAAGTTAGAAAATGAAATATGTGATAAAGTAGATAAAATAAGGAAGGAGAAATCATGAAATATTATATAGTCTGGGCAGGTGGTATGGAAGTATATGAAGATATTGATAAAATGATAGCTGATTGGGTAGCAGAAGGCTATATTAATTCAGGCTATGATGATGTTCAAGTAGAGGAAATAAATGAAAAGGAGGAAGAATGATGTGGACGTGCATTGAGTGTGAATTTAAATATACAGACGATAACGGAGATAGCGAGGAGCGAATGTGTGAAACTTGTTTAAATAAAGAAGAAACAGAAGGAGAAGATAATGATGGATAAAATAAACGAATTGCTTAATGAAGCAACGAAAATAGATAAGGAAGTGAACGGAAAAAAAGCAACAGAGAAAAGGGAGAAAGAACTCATGGAAGAAGAAAAACAAACAAGCAAAAGAATCATAATACCCATTACAGAACATGATTTAGAAATATTTAAAGAAATTGTTGATGGAACAACAACGCATGTTGACTGGGCTTTTGTTACACAAAACACTAATTGCGAAGAACTTATTAATGTTAAATTTACAAAAGATACGGAGGAGGAATAATGTATCAACAAAGCGAAATGAGAGACTGGGAAGATTTATTCTATCTGTTGCAATGTTTAAATCCAGAATCAGACAAACCATCACCACATTGTTTAGATGAACCAGAAGATACAGCAAGATGGGAAGATATTTGCTATCTTATGGACAGATTAAAACCAAAGGAGGAAGATGATGTTAGATAATGATGGTAAATATTATTGTGAAGAAGAAGGTTGTGGTAGAGAACTTTGTGGCGATATGGTAGGTAGTTGGTTTTGGCAGTTATGTACATTTTGCTTTGAAGAAAAGGAGGAGGGATAATGGAAGAGGTAATTAATTATATGTGTGATAATTGTGGGGAAGGGTTTAGTAAAGAAGAAATATTTGTAAATGACGACAATAGTTTGTGTGAATTTTGTTGTCCTATATGTTATGATGATTTAAAACAAAAGGAGGGATAATGGGAATGAAAGACAAAGCAATGGAATTTCTTGAAAATGGTGGATATAATCTGGAATATGATGAATGGAATTTACCACGAGTAGAGGATATGGAAGCAGTAATAGATGCTGGAATACCAGTATGGGAGTATTTTGGACAAACAGAAAAAGAATATTATGGATTCAGTAACAAGGAGGTAAAATGATAGGGTGGATAACAGCAATAGTATTGATACTATTAATAATAGAAACAATAAAAGAATAAGTTAAACAACAACAAAAAGGAGAAAGTAAAATGAAAAAGACAAATCCAGTGTGGTATATAGTAATGGCGCTAACAATATGGTGCGTATGGAACTCTGTTGCTAGAAACAACTTAGTTTCATCATTATTAGATATACAGACACAACAACAGATAGTACTAAGGGAATTTGCTTATTTAACTGACAAAATACAAGCACTTGAGGAAGTTGAGCCTGAAGTGATTGTTAAAGAGGTTAAAGTAGAGGTTCCTGTTGAAGTTATCAGAGAAGTGGAAGTTATCAAGGAAGTTATGATAAAGGATACCACAAAGGTAGATAACAATGAAGAGTAAGCAAGCAATGTGGTCTGTTATGGCTATGTTAACAATATGGTGCACATGGAACACATCTAAGATTAACAATGCAATAGAAGACAACAATAACATAAACAGAATAGTCAATAGCCTTGTTGAAGAGTACAAAGAAGAAAAGGCTAAAGAGGAAGTGGTTTTAAGTGAAAGTTACAAAGAAACTTATTTTCCAGGCGTATTTGCTCAGTATAGGGCTATGTATGGTGCTGGTTATACGTTTGAATGGAATGGTAACACTTATACCACAGACTATAAAGAAGAAGAAATTACTTACTCAAATGGGTGGGTATTAAATTCTGATGACTATGACGACTATTGTAAATCAAATTATCATGACGCATGTGGGGTATGTGATGGTGATGGAGAGATAACCTGGTTTGCAGATAGAGATGGAGATGGATTGGGAGATTCAAAGACTTTTATTAGAAGTTGCGATGAACCTTTAGCATCTAAATAATAACAATAACAATAGAGAGTCAGTGACTGGTCACGCACAAGGGAATATGTCACATAAAACAGGTAGAGCTGATGGCTCTCTATAAACAAGGAGATAAAATGGAAAAACAAATAATGACTGATTCAGAAGTTATAGAATTAATAAAATTAAAAGATATGCAATTTCATAATTTGTACCTTCAGGTACATGATAATAAAAGGCAAATTAAAAGATTAGCAAAATTAACAGAGTCTATGGCTGAAATAATTAAAGAAAGAGAGGAATAATGGCGATACATATAAAAGATATACAGGAAGCAATAACGATAATCAAGGAAACACAAGTAAGTCTCAATAGGTTGAGTAGACTAATAACTAATGAAGAAATAAGGACTTTATCAAAGAAAGTTAACAAGTTCCTTGATGAGATAGAAATTGATGTTTATAGCGGTTGAGACACAAGTGAGAATAAAAATAAATGAAGAAAGTATTAGGAATAAATAATAATAAATAATAATATAGATATACGGATATGTATAAGAAAGGAAGATAACATGAGCGACAATAAACTAACATCATACCATTTAAAAGTAGACAAAGAAATATGGAAGAAATTCAAAGGAAGTTCTTACATTTTAGGCTTTGACTCTGTAAATGATTGTTTGAAGCATTTAATTGAAGATTGCGTAAAAAGGGTACAAAATGGCGTTAAATAGTCCAATTGATATAGAGGGTCTATATAATGATTATCTGGACAAAAAACAGGAAGAAAACCGCTTAAAACGGTATTCTGGTAAAGAAAGCTGGTATCATGCAAGTGGAGCTGGTAGTTGTTCAAGAAAATTATATTTTGAATCAGTTGAGCAAGTTGAGGCAACAAATCCAATTGATGCTAAGACAAAAAGATTGTTAAGATTGGGCAATATTGTACATGATGATTTTCAAGAATCTCTCGTCTCTTATAATAGAGATATATATAATAGAGATAATAATAGAGATAGTAATAGTGATAAAGAAAAAGAAATTAAAAATAAAGAAAAAGAAACAATATTTCACACTGAACAAGAAGTGAGAATCGATGAATTAAACGTCAGAGGTTTTTATGATATTGTTTCAGAGGGGAAAGAAGTTTATCTGTATGACCTAAAAACTTGTGGTGGTTATTCATGGAAGCTGAAGTTTGGTAGAAAACCAGCTTTTAATCCATCTATTCACTATGAGTTGCAATTAGGAACATATGGGTATGCCGTGAAGCAACAGTTCGGTAGGCTTGATGGAATGTTTTTGTATTATTACAATAAGGATACGTCCATGATGAGAGCAGTGTCGGTGCCTCTTACATACATTTCTAGAGCCTATCTGTACTGGAAGAACATAAGTGATGAACATAAACAAGGATTACCTCCGTTTAGACCAGGTGTTTCACCTGTACAAGATTGGCAATGCAATTATTGTCAGTTTCTAAACCATTGTAATCCACCAAAATAAAGGAGTGAATATGAGTAAAACAACACAAAGCACATTCATGAAACTCTTTAAAACTGACGTAAGTAACTATGTAGAAAAAAAGGGAAACTACAATTACTTATCTTGGTGTTTTGCAGTACAGGAACTTAAACGTGCCTGTCCAGATGCAAGATGGGGAGTAACAAAAGCAGAGAATGGGGAACCATTCCATAAAACAGAATGTGGTTATTTTGTTGAAGTATGGGTAGAGGTTGATGGTATTTCACTATCACAAATACATCCTGTACTTGACAATAGAAACCAACCAATAGAGAAACCGAATGCGTTTCAAATGAACACAAGTTTACAAAGAGCATTAGCTAAAGCAATTGCATTACATGGCTTGGGATTATACATCTATGCGGGTGAGGATTTACCTGAGCCAGATGCATTAACGCCTGATGAGGAAGCAAAGTTATATGGATTAGCTAAATCTATTAGTAAAGAACTTGTTAATGACTTGAAAGGCAAGGTTAGTAAAATGGAAATAAATGCTAACAACTACGAAGCATGTATCGAAAAAGTCGAGCAAATGATAAAAAATAAAACAAAAGGAGAAAAATAATGGCTGACATTAACGAAACTTTCGATGGTATAACAGGAGAACAGAGTTTCTTTATTCCTGGTAAGAAAAAGGAAAAAAGAGATTATAAACCCTTTGCTAAGGGTGAGTACTTTGGTCATATCGTTGAATGTGATTCAAAAATAGTAGATGTAAAAGGTGGGCAACATAAAGCTAGGTTATATACCTATGTTTTTGAAGCCTCAAAAGAAAATAAGGATGTAACTTTTAAGTATGAAAACATAAATGGAGAAATGGAGGATACTAAAGGGGATTGCTACGTAGGTAGTAAATTCAGGGGTAAAGTATGGAGATTCTTAGAACCTTCAGAAAAAGATACCTTTGAGTCTAATCCTGAAGGAAACGCTGGATATCTTAGATTTTGTGAATCTATCGGTATTGAGTGTCCTGTTGAAAAACGAGTGATAGATGGTAATGATGTAGAAGTTCAACTTTTACCAAACCTTGATGCAGGAGATATGTTAGGGAAACCAGGAATTGCTTTTGTTGACCTTGGAAGACCTTGGACAAATAACAAAGGAGAAAGAAAACAATATTGGGACTCTAAGTTCATTAAAAAATGGGCTGAAGGTAAAGAGAGGACAATAGATGGAGCTAAAGATGAAATACCATTCTAGAAGAAAGGTTAACAGAGTAAAGAAGATGTTTATAAACTTTATGTATAAAATGGGAATTCCTGTTAATGATATAAAGAAGATGGCTGGAGTTTCAAGAGCGACAGTGTATAGGCATCTTAATAAATAATAACTATGGGAGGGCAGCGTCTTTGTTATGGGCTCTGCTCTCCTCTCCCTAAAAAAAGGAGGATATATGGAAAAAAGAACATGGGGTAAAGGCACTTTAAGATATGACCCTGTAAAAAGAATTTGTTGGAGCATATCAAAAAAAGGAAACATTGTAGAATATAAAGATTTGCCAACTTATGGCATAGAGAGGGAAGAAATACCTGAAACATTAAAACAAGGAGAAAGTAATGGGTAGAGCAATAGATATGGAAAAAGACATTGATATGTTAAAGAGAGAGGTTGAAAAACTTAATAACATTGTAAGAGGAATGTCTTCTTCTTTGGGTGAACTGGAGGATAAATCAACAAAAACAAAACATGTAGACTTAGTCGAAGATGTTAAAGTAGAGGAGGATAAAAAAGATGGCAAGAAAAAAGCCAACACTAAAGGAAATGGAAAAAGTAATAAATCTGGTGATACAGCAGATGGAAGCGATAATGGGAAGACTGAATAGTTTAGAGTATATTACTGAAACATATCATGAATACAAAAAAGAAAAAGAACAGTTTATCAAATATCTCAATGAAAAAGTTAAAAGGGATGATAAAATCAGAAATAGCGATAGTCTACGTGACGACAAAAAACGAGACGTTTCTGAATCTGGAGGAAGCGATAAAGAGTCAAAAGGAAATAGAAAAAAAAAGACTAATAGTAAAAAAAAAGAGGAGAGAGATAATGAAAGTGTATGAAATACTATCAAGGATACTATCTAAAAATGAGTGGGGTATATTCTTTAAAGGAGAGCCAATTGAAGGGTTTCCAACTCAGGATGGTATGAAAATATATAAAGTTAATGAAGTTGCTTCAGATAGATTGTTTGATGCAATAGAAAAGGAAATAACAGAAACGGAGAAAGAATGTCAAGACGATTCGGAACAACAGACAGGAGAAGAATCATCGATTGGTTAAAGTCTGACTTAGAATATTATGAGAATAATATTGGAGAGGAAACTGAATTTAAAACAGTTATAGACCAGAAATTAATTGATGGTGTTAAAAAAAGGATATCACAACTAGAAGAGACTGAGGATAGATTAGATAAGTGGAAAGCAGTTGAATTTGGTTTAGATGATTAATTAAAAAAGAAAGGGAGAGGAAATGGAAGATTCATTACCATATGACGTGATGACGGAAAATACTGTGCTTGGTTCTGTTATTACAAATCCAGGAGAATATGAGGCTGTAGCGAGGTATTTCAATGATATTGAAGTGTTTTATCAATATAAAGCTAAATTACTCTGGAAAAAAATAAAGCAAATGAGAAGAGATAAACAAACTGTTGATACTGTAACTGTTTGTATGTCTGTAACTAAAGAAGATATAGATAGTGGTCTTACTAAGTATTATATAACAGGCTGTACTTCTGGAGCATGCACTAAAGGTATGACGGAGCTATATGCTAATCAGTTATATGAAAAATATCTAATGAGAAGAATAATTGTTAAAGCTGATGAGATTAAAGCAAACGCTTCAAACAATAAAAAAGATATTTATAAAACAATAAGCGAGACCCACTCTATTCTTTCTGAAATATTAAATATAAGACCATCAATGGCTTCAGATATTGAAGATATTATATCCGAAACTGTTGATAGTGTTAAAAATAAAACAATTAAATTAATCAAAACAGGGTACAAGAACCTTGACAGGTTTTCTGGTGGATTAACCAGAGGGGAGATAACAATTATAGGAGGAAGACCAGGACATGGTAAAACTACTGTAATGATTAATATGTTAGCGAATGTTTTAGAACAAGGACATAAGGCAATATTCTTTAGTAGAGAGTTGCCAAACTCTGAACTTGTAAAGAAGATTATCTGCTTAGAATCACAGCAATTATCTTATGGAGAGGTAAGAAAAAACATATTCACTGAAGATTCTTTAAAATTCTTTAATAATGCTTTATCTGTAATAAGGAAGAAATATTCAAGCGATAAGTTTTTAATGTTTGATAATGTTAGGGATTTTGCTGCCTCATCAGGAGAAGTTAAGAAGTTTAAACCTGATATTATATTTGATGATTATATACAGCTTATTGCATGTGATAATAGGGAAGACCAAAGACGATTGCAAATCGAAAGGCTTGTAAATGATTATAAATGGTTAGCAAAAGAAACAAATGCTGTTGTTGTTCTTGCGTCTCAATTGAATAGGTTTATAGAAAGAGCAGGCTCTAGAGGTAAGGCTTTAATGCCTCAATTATCAGATTTAGCTGAAAGTGGAGCAATAGAGCAAGTAGCAGAAAATGTATTCTTTTCTTACTATGATTATAAAGTTCAAGGAGAAAAAGGAAAAGGTAAAAATATCTTAACCATGTTAGCAAGTAAAGTTAGATATGGAGACAGTGGAACTGTTGATTTAGGATATGATGGAAATAAATGCAAAATATATAATTCAAGAGAGGAGATGATGACGTATGAAAAAGGCGAAATCCCATTTTAAATATATAGGAATAGACCCAGGTAAAAGTGGGGGGATAATGGTTATAAGTGAGACAGGAGAGGTAACAGCGTATAAATGTCCTGAAAAGGTTCTTGATATGTCAATACTGTTTAAATTAATTGTAGGAAACACAGCGCCTGATAATGTTAATTTATTAATGGAGAGAGTATGGGCAAGACCAGGAAATGCTGTAAGGGCTGCGTTTACATATGGAGTTAATTATGGGCAATGGCTTGGTATCGCAGCATCTTATGAGATTAAAATGTATACAGTCTTACCAAATAATTGGATTAAATGGGTGGGTTGTCCTAAAGCATTACCTGTGGCTGATAGAAAAAGATGGTTAAAATCAAAAGCTAAAGAGCTATATCCAGAATTAAAAAGGGTAACACTTGCAACAGCAGATGCAATATTAATAACACATTATGCAAAGGAGGAGTATTTTAATGAAAAGTAAATATAAAAAATATTTTAAGTGGAATATGCATCATAAATACAATTTTGAAATTAGATATAATAATGAAAAATATGTTTTTATGTATTGTAAGAAAACTGTAAAAGATTTCGACAAAAAAGCAAAAAGAATATATAGCCATAAACTTATAGATTTAATAAAACAAGCTTCACGAGCTCTTAGGTGGTAAAAAAAATAATAAAGAAGAAAAAATTTAAAGTTCCATTTAATTCTAAAACATGGGAAGATTGGAATAAAAAGAGAATTGCAAAATCTAAAAAAAGAAGACAAAGTAAAAAACCTTTAAATAGAATAGGTTTTGAATATAAAGATAGGAGTAAAGAATGGTAAATGAAAATAGAACGTCAATGGAGAGAGCAGCGGATGCTGAAGACCCGAATTGTAATATGGATGAATGTTCCACATGTGGAGCGCCAATAGATGAAGACCAAGGGGATATAAGGGGATATTTTGGTATTTTACCAATGGCTTTTTGTGTCTGGTGTTATTCATCATTAACAGATATGGTTATACAAATGAACGGATTTGATGACATTGATTATTTAAAAGAGAGGATAGAAGAACTGGAACACGATGCAAAGTATCCAGGGAAGTCAAAACATTACTATAACAGAAAAAATGAGCATTGATATATATACAAGATATAATAGATATATTTGGAGAATGCTACAGAAAAAAGGGAGATACGTGGATTATGGTTACAGAAGAATACGCAAAAGGGTTTGACCTTGATTTAAAGTTTGGAAAATTAGGGGAAGACTTTGTTAAAGACATACAAGATGGTAATGATAAAATAGAAGTAAAAACAGAAAGAGATATCTGGAAAACAACAGGCAATATAGCCATTGAAATAAGGTATAAAGGGTATCCATCAGGGATTTCTAGCACTGAATCTAACCTATGGGTGCATTTATTGAGCTATAAAGGGGTCATAGAGGGCGGATTTATGTTCAAGGTAGATATTCTTAGGGATAAGATAAAAAAGCTCCATAAAGAGGGTAATTTAAAAATGGTTATGGGTGGTGATGATAATATGAGCCAGATGGCTCTGCTTCCAATTAAGGAATTATTTTAAATGTGATTGGCGTAAAGTTTCTTATATTTGAATTTATTTATAATTTTTTCAAACTGTCTTACTTTATATTGATATTCCTTTTCGGTTTTTAATGCCATGTTTTTGTTCTCAAGGGATAGTGAATTGAGAAATTCATTTCTTTTTGAAAGAACTCTCCCTTTATCTTCATTTGATATATCTAGAGGATTCATTTTTTTAATCATAGACATTATAGATTGCCTTGCATATTTCTCATTAATTTTCATATTATTGTAATTGCCACTAAGTCTTTCGTTTATGATGGTATTGTATGCAATGTAATAGGCTTTTGCGATGTCTGCCTCTGAGTAATTTAAAGACAATGCATTCTTTAATCTCTTATATGCGTAATGTCTTTTACTAAGGATACCTCCTGATGTTTGCTCGTATCCTGGGCCCATAGTCTTTCTCCAGTTCCTTTCAAGAGTTGCGACTCTTTTAGCATTTACAGCATATGGGTTTGTTGCCTTATTCCATATTTTCTCAGCTTGAGCGCCAATAACAACTGTTTGTCTAGCAAAATCTTTTAAAGCCATATCAATGGGTTTTCCATTAGAAATCATATTAAGAACTTCTTGACCACCAGACCTTATGTTTCTTACTATAACTGGTTCCATAAGTGGGTTAATGTTCCCTCTTGCTGTATAAGGGGATATAGCTTCACCAAATACACCTAACAATTCACCTCTCCACACATTTGATATTGCTCTGTCTAGTGCACTGTTTTCTTCTGTTGGTATTTGCTGACCCATAAGCTTGTCATACATTCCGTATAATGCTGCTCCTGAAGCCATATGTCCAAGAGTTGCTTTTAGTAGAGGTGCAACATTGCCATTTTTTAAAGGTTTTACATAGTTCTTATATGAATCAATAGTAACAGAATAAGCCATTCTTTGGAATAATGTTAATGGTTTCCAATACTTGTTACTCATCCATAATGGCAGGTCTGAAACCCCTGTTGCTCCAGCGCTGGATTTATGTGCAGTAAATCCAACATAATTTAAAATATCTTCATAATCAGTAGAGTTCATTAAATCTTTTGTATTTTTTATATGCTCTATTTGTTTATCGCTCAACCTAAATATATCCTTAAACATTCTATTTATTTCTGCAGATTTTGCTTTAGGGAAAAAGCTAGAACCTTCTCCTTTGAAAGCTGTAACTAATTCTGCAAAATGTAACCTACCTGCTTCAGCTGTCATTATTCTATTTAAATTTTCAGTCTTTTCCATTAAGTTTACATTCTCAAACCACCATTTAATTTTTTTATCTGCACCGAATAACAATTCTTTTTGACCATATCCAGTTTCACCTCTTTCTACAGCTTTAAGCCATTCCATTGAATCTGTATTCTTTATAGCTTTCATAGCTTTTGTGAAACCTTTATATGTATTCTTTAATCCGTATACTGCAATACTTCTTGGAAGCTGAATCATTACGTTTTTAAGACCAGCCATTGGAGAAGATAATCCTAAAACAGCAGATAGATTAGTAATTTTACCAATTGCTTCTGAGACTGGTTGATTTAAAGCATCAATCATATCACGGTCTATTCCTATTTGTTTCTTTAATGTTTCAAATGCATATATGGCATCCTCAGAACCCTTTCCCTTTTTCAAGTTCTTGACAATTTCTCTACTTGTGGAACTTTGCAATGAAAATCTTCCTCCAAGTTCTGTAAATTCAGGGAAATGCTTAACTGTTGCGACAAATTTAGACATACCATTAACATATGTTTGCATTGTTGCATCAATATCAGATTCGTAAGATTTAACTAATTTCTTTCCACCTTTTTTATTCGGTATTTCTATATATTCAGGTAAGGTAACTCCTCTTTTCTTAAGGTATTTTGTGCTTGCTGTTGTTGGCCCGAATCTTAACATTTGCATAATTTCTGCAGCGACAACATCTTCAGGGGTATCCCCTTTTTTCTTGATTTCTTTTAAATCATCAACAGATAAGTCTTTCATAGCCTCTTTTGCCATTTTCTCTATAACTGAATGATTTTCGTGTAAATGTTGTGCCACTTCCCTTGTTGGTCTTCTCACAAAATACTGCTGTATGAACATTTCATTTAAGCCTTCGACCATCTGTTTATACTCTGCATCAGATTTTGAATTCCTTTTAATTGCAAGTTTTAAGCTTCTCCAATAAAAGTTTGATGTTTCTTTCCATATCAATGTAGCTTCATGATATTTACCACCTTTTTCAAAAGCCTTTTTTGCAGCTAAAGCTTCTACATATTCAGCATAAAATCTTGTTTTATTTTTTTTAGATAATTTTTCTAATTGGCTCACTGCTTGTTTAGCAAGTTCAGGGTCAATCATATGCATGTATTTATTTTGAACCTTTTTCTCTTTTACTATTTTTTTAATTCGTTCTATACGCCTAGCTCCAGGCCCTTTTAATTCAAAACTCCTAGTAAAATCATGTAATTCTAATTTTCTGGCTATTTTAGGACTGTATTGCCTTATTACATCGGCTGATTTAAAAAATGCACGTTTCCATACTGGGAGACTCCCACTCACATTTGTATCTTTTATTTGATTAAATGCATCAGTAATAGTATCTTGCATGGGTTTGATTTTTTCTCCCATAGCAACATAAGATTTATATGTATCAATCATTTCAGGTGTTGCTTTTTCAAATGTCGTCTTAAACCTTTCAAAGTATAAATCCCTTTGTGTTTCAGATATATCATACTGAGCTTCTATGTTTTTAACTTTTCCATGATTAACCGCATATTCTGGAGACTTTCCTTCAATGATTGTATCAAAAACAAGTCTATGATTCTCTCTTATTTGCATCAATTCATCGCCAGTAACATTATCGCTGTCAATTGTCCTATTATCTTTTAATACATCTTTTTCAATTTCACGCAACATTTTATCATTAGCACCTGCACTCTTAGCATCTTCCTGTGCTTTCTTTATATCATCCCTTAAAATCTTTAATGTTTTTTTGCCTTGAGGTGTTCCAGATGTCTGATATTTAACTTCTAACCTAGCATTTAAATCAAGATAATCTGTAGGTATTTTACCACTTAATACTTTTCCACCAATGATTCTAACCATATCTCTTTTCATACCGTCTACATCAGACTGGTTTCTCATACCAAAATAATTACGCATATAACTTACAGTTCTTTTAACCCAAGATTTCATTCTTCCTATCATACCCTGCTTCAATGTTTTAGACGTATATTCACCCAATGCTTGTACAAACGCTTCCTCAGCCTGTGCATCATTCATGTTTTTCTTTTTAAACATTCTAATACCATTATTAACAATCTTTTTACTCATTGGGTCACCCATTTCCCTTAAAACATCAACAACGTAATGGGCTACTTCATGAGGCAATGTATCCATTTTAGCTTTTCCTGCAGAAATCTTAATCATATGGCCATGTATTTTACCTAATACATACTGTCCGTTAACTTTCCCTAATGTTTTTTCAATCCTAACAGCCAATTGTGGGAACTTTTGCTTTACCCACTTGACTTGGTCTGCTAAAGTTCTTGCATCTACAAGGCTCTGCCCTGCTTTTAATTTTACATCAAGTTGGTTTTTAGCATTAATATCTTCTATTGTTTTAAATATAACGTCAGTAATTCCAACCTCATTAAGACGTGGGCCAGTATTAACCATATAATCAACCATTGTTTCCAATGTAGCATTGTCAATAGTTACAGATTGTTTTTTACCCTTGCTGTCTGTATATTCAAAAACATTATCTTTTTTTGTTTCTAGAAGTTTTTCTAGATTTTTAAATCCTGTAGCAATTTCTTTTGTAGTATAACCTTGTTTTCCTCCACCATAAATTTTTGGGTCTCCTGTTTTGGCGTCAATCGGAGGGTTTTTAACATCTTTCATAAATTCTTTTAATATACTTTGAACTTTTCCAGGAAGTTCAGCCTTACTTATACTACCTTCATATGTTAATTTTACATTTGAAGCATTTCCTCCATGACCAGTTATATGTTGAAATACAATTAATGCTTCGGCTGAATCAGATTTATATTT